TTTCTACGAATTTTTCTTAGTTGGATATTAAGATAGTTGAGCACCGCTTCAATCTCTTGTAATTGATTGAAACGATGCTCAGTTACTCCTGGAAGTGCTGATATTTGTTTTTCAACAATACCATATACTCTAACGTCATTTTTTGCAGAGGTTAACTCGTTTTCATAATGAGCAATAAAGTCAGGTATTACTGCAAGATTGTGTGTGATTCTTGTATACCAGTTCATAAATTAGAAGTCTAATTCCTCTTCCTCATAATCGTCATCTTCATCATAATCTTCTTCATCTTCTTCTGTAGAAAAATACGAAAGTGCTTCTCTTACATCTGAATCTGCTCCAAACATCTTTTTGATTTCTCCTGGAGCATGTCCTTGAATATCAATTAAGTGATTAACTAAAAGATCAGCCGCTTCACTAGGATCACCATCTTTAATACTGGGTTTGATTAAAGCCCAAATTTCTGCTAAGTCTTGTAAATTCATTCAACTCCCTCTTCTGCTAGTTCTTCAACATCGATATTTATATCCTCTTGTTGAGTTTTCACAGTCGAGTATTGTGCCATGACTAAATCTAAGCATCCGTTTTCGTTTGCTTCCCATGGCTTTCGGAATTGTTTGATTTCTGTACCGTCTTCAGCAATGTAAGTAAGACGATTGCCTTCTTTCTTTAGCAGGCCTGATTTTTCAAACAAGTCTACTAGTCCAGAATAAGGATTCATGCCTGTTTCGTAAGGAATCTTAACTTGCACACCCTCAAAAGGTTTTGCATATCTAGTCTTCATTACTTTACAACCTGCACGGATACCTCTGACATCAGAAATTTTATTTCCTGATTCGTCTTCTTTTAGTTTCATCTTTTTCATAGCAACTACAATACTTGATGCATAGATGAATCCTTGACCACCTGAGATTTTATCATCTGGGTCAAACATATCTTGCGATGCATAAGTGTGATTAGTTGCTACTAAGCCTACGTTGTAACTACCAAACATATTGACTGAGTTACGAACAAGTGCAGTCAGTGCCTTGGGTTTACGACCCATGTCACCTTTCATGTCACCTTTATCAAACTGGTCAACGTCAGTTGGAGTCAACAACATACCCAATGAATCGATTACAAAAAGAACTTTAGGACGTTCTCCGTCTTCCATTGCTTTGTAATCTTTCATAAAAGTTGAAATTGTTTTAGCCACATCATCAATCATACTCATGCTTAACTTGAGAAGTTTATCTTCAGAAGTATCAACACCCAATGCATGTAGCCATGCTTCATCAAGTGCATTCTCTGAGTCAATTAAGACTACAAAGATACCCTGATCTTGTGCATGTTTAACAATGTTGCCTGCGGCAAAGTATGATTTGCCTGCGCCTGATTCACCTGCAAACACAGTTACCTTACCTAGAGGTACACCTTTTTGAAAGTCACCTGAGATAAGATAGTTGAGTGCATATGATCCTGTTGAGATCCAATCTGTTGGATCATTAAATCCTACTGACAGTCCCTCAATGGACTTGGTTATATCTTTTCTAAATTTAGAAACGTCAAATGGTTTAGCCACAATATCTCCTATCGGTTAGTTTGCTTTAGTCTATCAGAATAATTTAACTTGTCAAGTATTTCTGGGCATTGCTCTGCCATATGATCTAAATCATAATCGCTTGGGTAATGCCTCAGTGCTCCGCGAGCCCTGTCTCTGATAAGTGAAGGTACTCTAGGAGTTTTACCTGGATCGCAAAGTTCTTCTAATAATTTTTTGCCCTGCTTGAGAGCCCTATATCTTTCGTCTGGTAATGTCATTTCAAAAATCTCCTATCAAAATGGGGGAGGATAACCTCCCCCTCAAATGACTTAACTAGCGTTTTGTCTTGCACGAATCATTGCTAGAATGTCTTGTGCTTTGTCGCTAGAAGGACCTGATTCAGCAGGCGCCTCTTGTGCTACAGGGGCGGCTTCAGGAGCAGCCTGTTCTGTAACTTGAGGAGCAACCTGTGCTGGCTGGGGAGCAGGAGTAGATGATTCAGAATCATTACTATTAGTGCTTCCAGCTGGTGCTTCTAGTCCATATGGACGATAGTATGCACCCCACTTGTCATTATCATATGGTCGACCATCTACTGATGCTTCAAACATTTCTTTAATGACACGCAGTTCAGCCTCACTTGGCTTCTTGGGTAAGAAGTCAGCCAGATTGAATAAGCCATGTGCTTCGATTGCGGCTTGTTCAACTTCAGTTAGAGCAGATTCTTTACGTGCCCATGAAGATGTACCGTAATCAGCATAACCACCTTTTTGAGTTTTACGAACATTAAAGTCCAAACCTCTCATAAGGTCAGTTGGCAATTCTTCAATCTCAGGATCCATCAATGAGGATTTGATGATTTGGAAGATTTGTGGTGAAATAACAAACCTACGAATTGGGTTCGCAGGAGTAGCATCGTCACCGATAGGGTTTTGACGAACAAAACCTTGGAAGATGTAAGAACGCTTCTTCCAATATTTGTTAGCCATTTCTTTTAAAGTTTCGTCTTTGTACCAAGGACGAACTTCTGCAAGAACAGGACAGTTCTCACCAAACATTTCTACGCATGGTACTTGAACTGTTATTTGTCTTACATTAGGATCACCTTTTACTCCATTAAATGGAAGTTTGATGATTTGACGTTCAACCCAAAAGAATGAGTTGTTTGCATCTGCATCGGGTAAGAAACGCAAAGATGCTGATGCACCTTCGTCCATTTTCCAATGTGGATAAATCGCACCGTCAGATTGAGGGTAGTTATTACCTGATGCTTTATTTTCTTGTGCCGCGAGCCGGGCACGGATGTCTGCTAGACTGGCCATAATGTTTTCTCCTTTAATGTATGCCTAAGTTTAGTTTTATATGTGTTGTCGCAAGACCGAAGTCTCACTAGTTTAGTTTTGTTAAAAACATAACACATGAACATATTGTATGACAATAATGTTCCTATGTCAATAA